TGCCATGGTAGGTGGACCCCGACTTGGACCCGACGCAATACCGGCGGCCGCTGCCAATGATCCAGTACAGAACGTTGGTATCCACGAAGGCGGAATAGTATTTATCAGACACTCCGGGCTGAACCGACCACGTCTGCGACGGCGAGAAGCCCGTAGCGCAGCGATGAACCCAATTCCATATCTGAAGTCCGGCGTTCGTCTCCAGCCTAATCCCGCAGTAGATCGCCTGCGTCCCGTCGCCCTCGCCGTGCCACCACAACCCGCCGCCGATCTGGTCGGTATAGAGGTCGAAGTTGTTCCACGCGTCGAGCACCCAAACGTCGGCCGCCGGGATTGTGTTCGCGGTCGCGGAGACGGTGAAGGCGTCGGTGTTGACGAAGGGTGTCGCGCCGGCCGTGATGACGAACGAAAGAAGCGACGTGAGGTCGGACCCCGTGGTCGTGTAATTGACGCCGACCGTCCCGCCGGCTTGTGCTCCAGATATACTGCCCGAAACGGTGAAGGTCGTCGCGGTCGTAAGCGTGATCGTCCATGTCTGGGTCACGCCGCCGACGCCGCCATCGAGGTAGTTGATCTGGCCGTCGCCCGTGCCGACGTACGTCACCGAGAGCGTCGGCTTGTTCGCGAGGAACGTGACGAGCGTGCGAAGCATAGCCTCGTGCCCGTCAAGCTGGACCGTGTAGGCCGTGGCGTTCTGCCACACGCCCGCGCTCGTGTTTAATGCCTGTTTGAATGCCATTTAGAGAATGCCTTTCAAGACGCCGGCGTTCTTTTGGACTGTATTCATAATCACTTTCTCTCCAGCACTCGACGCCATTCCATCGGGTACTTCGTTGGGGTCACTCACGTTCACAACCGATACGTTCACAACGGGCGGCGGGGCTTCTTTCTGTTGCATCATCGCGGCCGATTGTTTGTTAGGCACAATATCGCCGGTCGACTTCGGTACGAAGAGTTCGGGGCCTTCTTCACCAACAAGGAACGTTTGACCAACCGACCCTGAAATCGGGCCACCCTCGGCCATACCGGGTGTAGCGAAGGACAAGTTATTTGCCTGCGAACCGACATTGGCCCCATTGGCGGCGGCGGGTGTGCCACCACCGAGCGCTTTTAGCGCGGCTTGCAAGGCGATTTGGATTATTAGCTGAATTATCATATCGCCAATCAGCTTGATTACCGCGGTCGCGAAGTCTTTGAATGCAAACTTGCCTTCGGTGATTGCCGTTACAAGAGAACTGGAAATCAAGTTGCCGAGCTTTTGTGTAGCGGCGGAGACAATGTCGAACGACGTGCCGAGCCCTTTCACAAACTCTTCGAAACCGTTTTGCACACCCATACGCGTTGCGTCAACCAAGCTCAATTTTTCTTTGAACTGATCGAGTTGGAGAAGGCGTTCTTCGGTCTTCTCTTTGATGAGGTCACTGGCGATAATTTGCTCTTGTTCACTCAAGTTGAACAGTTCGCTCGCTACCGCGAGTTCTTCTAGGGCGATCCGTTGATCGCGGTACGCGGCCGTTACGGGGTTGATGCCGGCGAGGAAACCCTCGGCGCCTTCTTCGCGAATTTGCTGAAGGATCGCCACGTTCTGTCCGCCGGTGATAACCCCGAGTTGTTGGGCGTCGTTCAGCGTGGTCGTCGCCGCGGCCATCATATTTATTGCGTCAGTACCGGGCGTAACGGCGTTGACGAGCTTTTGGACGGCTTCCGCGGCCTTCACTTGCTGATCGGAAAACGTCGTGAGCACGTCTTTCGGCGGTGGGGGTGTACTCACACCACCGCCTATCTTTCCGGTTGCGGCGGGATCGTCGGGGGCTCCGCCGGTCGGACGGGCCGCGGCCCGTTTAACGAAGTCGGTTTGGCCGAGGAGACTTAGCGCCGACTGCGCCTTGGCCGTCGAGTCCGCGACGATTGCCGATATTTCGTCCGAGAGTCCTTCGAACTGCTTAACGAAACCATTCTTGAACTTCGAGCCGATAATTTCCCCCGCGCTCGTGGCCTCGTCACCGTCGAACGCTGCCTTGATTGCCTCGGGGACCGAGTTGAAAGCGTCCACCAAGTCAGACGCGAACCCACCGAGCCCCTTCCCAATGCGAACGAAGACCGCCGCTACGACCCGACCAAAGATTTCGAAGCTGGCGATACCAGACGCGACGAAGTCGTTGAACGACGGAAGATTATCCAGAATGCCGCTGGACTCTTCTGAAATGTCTGAAGACATATCATTGAAACTGTCTTTCATTAGTGTCCATGAAAGGGACGCCTCTTTCCCAAGGGCGACAATACTGTCGCCCATTTCGGCGACAAGGTTACCAAGGGTGACGGTCTCGCCGCCGAGGTCAAACGAAATGTCTTTCAGTAACAGGTAGGCCGCGACTAGCAGAGTGACGGGGATTATAAGTGCGGCAAATGCCGCACCCACGGCACTAGCGGCTACGCCCACTCCGGCAAAGAGCGCGCCGGGAGCGAAGAGCGGCGCGAGTGTGCTTAGGCCGACGGCGATGAGCCCGAGCGGCACGAGGATAGCGGCGAGCGCGCTACCGAGAGTGAGAATTACTCCGATGGTGGCGAGGATCGGCTTCGGAAGAGCCGCCATCCATCGGATAACAACCGTGACTTTCTCCACGAGTCGAGTGAAGAAGTCGAGGACGCCAGACTGCGCGATGGCGAGCCCGAGCCCTTCCATTGCGGACTTCAAGAGCTTCGCGGCACCGTCGAAACCCTCAAGGCGGGCGGCGCCAATCTCGGCGGCCCGGCCCACGTTCTCAGAAATTGACTTCGCGAAGGCGTCCAACCCACCCACCGAATTCTCGATGATGCCGGCCGCGGCGAGCGCGCGAGCGCCGAAGAGCTTGATGCGCTCGGCGGGGCGGAGCGGGGCTTTTTCGATATCTTTGAAAATGTCGATCAATGGGCGCATCTGCCCGGTGACGTCGTCCTGAATTGAGATACCGAACTTGCGGAGGATCGAGTTCGACTTCGCCGCGTCGTTCTGAAGGTTGATGAACATACGGCGGAGGGCGACGCCCGACTCTTCCGCCTGAATGCCGGCGTCACCGAGGGCGCCGATGACCGCGGCAACGTCTTTGAACTCTTGCCCGAACTCGGCCGCAACGGGGCCGGCTTTCTTGAACGAGGCCGCGAGTTGTTCGATGTCCGTGTTCGACGAAGAGAATGTAGCCGCGAGGATATCGACGGCGCCCGGGAGGTCTTCGAGCGAGAGCCGGAAGCCCTTGAGAATGTTCGTGGTGATGTCAGACGCGCGCCCGAGGTCGATCGAGGCCGCGGCCGCGAGCGCCAACGTGGACGGGATCGCGGTGAGAACTTCGTTCGCTTCGAGGCCGGTCTTCGCGAGGAATTGCATACCCTCGGCTGCCTGAACCGCGGTGAACTGCGTCGTGACGCCGAGTTCTTTCGCTTTCGCTTCGAGGGCCGTGAAGGCGGTCGACGTCTTGTCTACCGACGTCAGCACTGAGACCAAGTTCATCGCCGACTGGAAGGCTCCGGCGGAGCTAATGATCGACTTGAGGGGTTTGAGGAACCCCGCAGTCAAGGCCGCGCCGGCGACGAATGCCCCGGTGCCGACCCCTGACAACCCGAGGCGTGTACGCTTGAGCCCGGCGCCGGCGGCGGTCGTTCCGGTCGCGACCTTGTTCATCGAGGTCGAGAACTTCGACCCCGCTGCCGACGCTTGGGTCATGGCCGTAGACGTGCCCTTGAGCGCTTGCTGCATCGTCTTTAGGCGTGTTGTGGCACTCGTCGCCGACACTCCGATTTGCGCGATGTCTTTAGCGACCTGCCGCGCGCCCCGTTGCCGGACGACGATATCGAGAACTTCAGCCAATTATGAACCCTTCGCGCTACTGCCTTTGACGCGCAGTAGTTTTGATTTTGATAGAGGACCGACGGCCCCCGCCCGGAGTGCAGCGCCGACGAACCCGGCGGGGGCTTGCCTGCTCGACCCTCTATTCAGCTTGCCGAGGTAGGGAACCTTGTCCCCGCCGTTGGCAATATGGATTTCAACTACGTTCCGGGAGAAGATCGCTCGCCTGATTTCTTCGAGGGGGAGCGCAGTCCGAGCTTCCACAACCACGTCGGTACGCGGGCGGATAGGCCGGGGGGTCAAGTCGGGCTCCCCAATGGACGCCACCCAATTCGACTGAGCGAGCATGGTGTCTACCGGCGTGGTGTTTGCCGCTACCCGAATGACGCTGATCGCCGAATTGCGGACACTCCGAGCCGCGCCGTCAACGACGCCTAACGCGATTCGCTTCATTCTTTTGGCGAACTGTTCTGGATTTGCCACGGTTCGATTCCTTTTCGCTCTCTTGGCGGACGTAATCCAAGAACACCGAGTCTAGTTCCATGATAAGGTACACGAACGTCTCATACTCAATCTCGTCTATGTCGTACCCTTGTCTCGTTGCGAAGCGGTCGATGGCAACCCATGGTATAGGGCCGGTGCCCATACCAACCTCGCGACACGTGGAAAGTTTCCAGAATGCCGCGAGGATGTTGTGTTGGTACGTGTCTTCCAAGAGTGGGGCGTCGGCGATAGATTTGGGGAGTGGAGTTCCCATTTCCTTCGCCGCCGAGGCTATCTTAGCCGCGTTTTTCCCCGTGCGGAGTTGGAAACCAAGAAACTCCCCTAGTCTTTTGAGTCTGCTTCCGCCGCCGCCGCCACGAAGTTCGCGATCCTCGAAGACTCTGTAATGAGTTCGTTGAACAGGTCCGGGAGGTCAAGCAAGACCTTCGTCACGTTCTCCACCGTGAAGTCGAGGACGTTGTTGTCTCGATCCGTGACGCCGTCCCACGCGAGGACGATCGTCTCCGCGTAGGCTTCGGCCATGAGCTTGCGGGCGGTGTCTTCGACCATGGTGCCCGAGTTGATTGCCGACCGGTACGGCCGCATCTTCCGCTCGACGCATCGTTGGTACTTCTGGTTCGCTCCGCCCGCCCGCGCGATAACGAAGGTGACGTCGCCGTACTCCAGCGCGAAGCCGTCTTTTTCCAAGTCAAGGTCTGTTCCGAAGAGGTCGTAAAGTCCCATGGGGGTCTCCTGTTGTAATAGTGTAAAGCCGAAGCCCGGGGCTACATGCCCCGGGCCAAGGTTTTAATTGGACTTCTGGAAGCCTGTAAACCGCTGCCAGAGAAGCGTGTAGTTGAAGACGGGCTCGCGGATCGCCTGATAGGCGAGGGCGATGGTGACGTCTTCGTTCTTCGACGGCACTTCAGGGGCGCCTTCGGAGAACTTGATGCGCGGTGCGTCGATGACAATCGCGTGACCGGCGTTGTCGACGAAGCGCATGTCGAACGAAGTCTCGGCGTTCGCCACAACGTCACGTGCCAGCGACGCGTCGTCGAAGTACGTGTTCAGCGAACCCGTGACCCCGAACTCGCCGTCGCCGATTTTGGTCGCGCCAAGGAAGCCCACGGCGTTCAACTGCCGAAGGTTATTTGCAATCTCTACCGAGGCTTCGAGTACGAAGTTCGCCCCGACGATGGGCACGCCGCCACGCGAGATTCGCGCGACGTTCGAGCTTGAGTTGAGCACATTCACCGGGAGTGAGGTGACGGTTGTCGCCGCACCTACGCGCGCCGTCGGGCCGTCAACGGCGGGAAGCTGATCGGGCACGATTGCCGGAAGTCCCGTATCAGAGTAGAACCCGTCCTTTCCGGAGAAGGTGAAAACGATCGACACGATCGACTGACTCGGGGCGGTGAGCACCATGCCATCCACGGTCATTCCGCGGAAATACTGAAACGTCACCGGCGAATGATCCTCGAACACTTCTTCGAGGGAATAGCTTTGGAACTGGACACCGTTGATGAGCCGCTCGCCCATGTAGATATCCATCGCACCCGCCGGGGTGTCTGTGACCGCGCCAACCGGAACGATATCGAACGTGATGAGCGTGGCCGTCGGCGTGATCGCGATTCGGTAGAATCCCTCACTCGTCGGCGCAACCGGGAGCGCGTCAAGCGCGATCCAGTCGCCGGCCTGAAGGCCGAGCGTGGTGAAGTCGAGGACCGTGGACCCGAGCGTACTCGTGCCCGCGATCGTCAGCACGAGGTCGCCTGCGGCGCCTCGCCGGCCAACCGTGGTCAACCGCGCCTGATTGGGCGGGGTCACCTCGGCCGTGGCCGTGGCCGTGGTGAACTGCGTTGCCGAAGGCACGCCGTCGATAACGTGGTAGGCGTTGTTCGCCGCCACGCTGAACCCCTCACCGCGAACGATATCGTTCACGACGGGGACGCC